AATATTAGAATAAAAAATCTATTCATATCAAAATGTCAAGTGTAGCTGATGTATGTAAGGCGTTTTATGCGTCGTATTATGAACTCAATTGTGAAACGCAAAAAAAACTTGCAGGATTACTTCGTGAAATTCATACACATATAAATCCCATTACTGTTCGTGAGCAGACATATTCTATAACAATAACTGATGAAGAAGTAGCACAATATGAGCGTATTATATCCGTATTACGTATTCTATGTTCAACAATTGTATCTATTATACCTGATACATCATCCGTTCAAAAACTGGTGTTCCATATAAGTTGGAAAGGACAATTTGTTGTCCCAAATCAATTTTGCAATAGTAAAACGAAACCCTTTGTCGTTCGGCTTCGTGGAAAAATGACGGAATGGCAAACAATTGAAATTCCTGAAATTAATTCCAATCATATACAAAATACTACAGCTACTACTCCGGTAGAATGGGTTGGAAGATTGCGGAATGGTAGTTACCCAATGATTAAAATTAAAAAAGAACCTATTATTGTTGAGTGCGACTTGGTACGTGAAAATAACGAATTAAAGAAGAGAATTAAGCAGTTGGAAGAGAAACTTTTACAAATGTTTGCTGATTAAGAATATAACCGAACATAGGTATTGATTAGTATTTTTCATTTCAGGAAAAAAATTGATTGGTTTATACCAAAACAATATAAAGACATAAGTCATAACCAATAAAGACAGATGTCACTTTCAAGTGGTAGCGGTGGTGCATATCAACATATGCTTAAAAAGGATATTAGCGGGTTATTTAATATTTTTAAAACGGCTGATGCCGAACTAGTTGAAGAAGATGCAAGCGATATGGAAGAATTATTTGATGAATCAATATGTCCGTCGTGTGGATTAGAAGACGCTCTTATCGTAGAAGAAGGAACATATGAATGTCGTTTTTGTGGTGTCAAACACGACGTAAAGTTAAATATGGAACAGGAATGGCGATATTATGGTGATAGTGATAGTAAGGGTGTGGATCCTAATCGTGTTGGTATGCCTACAAATTGCCTTTTACCTGAAAGTAGTTTAGGTAGTATTATTGGTATCAAAGGTGGCGATTTTAGTAAATTGCGACAATATCATCAATATAATGTTATGCCGTATAGAGAGCGTAGTTTATGGAATTTGTTCACATTTATTGCAAATCGATGTATGATGGCAAATTTGCCAAATATTATTATCGAAGATGCTAAAACAAATTGTAAATTGGTTAGCGAGCAGAAAATTTCACGCGGTTCAAATCGAAAGGGGATTATTGCCAATTGTGTATATTTCTCTTGTAAAAAAAACAATGTTCCACGCTCAATGAAAGAAATTGCGGAAATATTTAATATAACTGTTAGTGAAATGACAAAAGGTAAAAAGAAGTATGAGGATATCATGTACCAACAATCGAAAGTGACAATGAAACATATTAGTAGCACGAATCCATTCGATTATATCGATCGGTTTTGTAGCAATCTTGGTTTAGATTTAAATATTAAATATATTTGTCAATTCATTGTGTTTAATGCGATTCGATTGGATATTTTCGATGACAATACCCCACCGTCAATCGCAGCAGGGGCAATTTTTATGGTGACGAATGTTCTTAAAATGCGTATTTCAAAAGTGCAAGTTCACGCCGCTACAAAAATTAGCGAAGTAACAATATCGAAATGTTTCAAGAAATTAAATGGGTTTCGTGAAATTCTGTTCCCCGAAGAAGCTATCAAACAATATAATATTCGTTTTGATAAAAATGATGACGTCAAAACGTATAAAAAAAAGGGGACACGGGTACCCAAACCTGTTGTGGTTTAGATATTTATAAAGTCGAATATTGAAATAATTATTTCTAAATCCACAAATATTTTTATTATTGATATTTGATATATGTGCTATCAGCATCAACATGAGTGGTAAAAATCAAATTCCACGCATTATTCACCAAACATGGAAAGATTATAACGTTCCAGAACATTGGAAAAAGGCAGTTGAATCTTGTAAAAACATTCATAAAACGTATAAGTATGTTCACTGGACGGACGATGATATGGAAGAATTTGTAAAGACGATTTATCCTGATTTTTATTCTACCTATACGAAATATAAATATCATATTCAACGATGTGATGCATTTCGGTATTTGATTCTTTATCGATATGGTGGTATTTATATTGATATGGATATCGTATGTATAAAAAAATTGGATGATTTATTACAGTATGATGTTGTATTCGCTAAATCGTCAAATATTACAAGTTGTATTACAAATTCATTTATGATGTCTATTCCAAACCATCCATTTATGAAATATGCGATTGATAATTTACCATTATACCAAGACTCATATTCGTCGTTTGGAAAACATTGGCATGTAATGAATAGCACAGGACCGATATATTTACAAAAGATAATGAAAAGTTATACATCAAAACGGATTGAACAAATACCACATAGCTATTTTTTATCACAAGACGAATTTGCCGGAGATTGTAACGCATGCTCTGAAAAGGTATGTTTAGGTGGAACATATTTTTCACATGTGAAAGGCCATTCGTGGCACGAAGCAGATTCAGCAATATATAATGTGTTAATGTGTAATAAAAAATCATCAATAACAATTTTATTTTTAATTATTATTGGATTGATACTTTACATTGTTGTTATTGAACAAAATATTCGTTTCAGGGCTTCGATGTAAATTGTTTGAACGTTCAAGATATCCAAATAAATAAACGATATTAATTATTTGTTTATTTATTTGTTATACATATTCGTATTTATTTTCGTCTAGATATACGACGATAATTTTTATTTCTAATACTTTTATTTTTTTTATATTTTGTGGTTCTATTTCGGTTTCTATTATTTTTTGAACGTATTTTTCTTCCACCTTCTTTAACTGGTAATTTAGTTATAACATCTTCCATATCAACTTGACTATGAAAAATAATATTAAATGATGTTACATCATCAGTATTTATATATTTTATATTTTTAAATTCTACTTTTTTCTCAGTTGTTATAAAATTATCTTTTGTTTTGTTATATATTATATTTATTTTACGTAATTTATGATCGCTTATATTCATAGTAGCAATACCAAATTTATTATCATATTTAAATAGTGCTAAATGATATTCATTCTCACGGAACCAGTGTTTTTTTTTGATATTATTGTATGTTTTTATAATTTGTACATCAGTTGATTTTAGTTTGTCCTTTAAGTCTTTCTCTACTAATGCTTCTTTATTTTTAGATGTTATCGTATCATTCTCTATAACAATAAATGAAATATTATATTTTGTATTTGATAAATCGCATGGTTTTTCAAGTTTATCGGCCCAACATCTACTCATCGCTGTATCTAATAATATAATTTGACCATTGGCACGTGTAACAATTACTGGTACAACATTTACATCGTCGTTTGTTATTGTATGTCCAACAATAACTTTTAATTTGTGTGCAGGGTCCAATTTGTGTAAGAAATCAATATATTCTACTTCATCTACATCAATCATTTTACGATACCAAGTAATAGATGAATACTTGGTATTATATTCATATATTTCAGTACGTAATATGTCAGTACGTAATATGGCTGCTCTTTTATTCAAATATTCATTTAGATTCGTATTATACGTTTTAATATCATCTAATGAGTAAATATTTCCATCATGTATACCACCGTGCATAAATAGATAATTATCAATTTTAGCAATAACACGAAAAATAGAAGATAGTTTAATAGCAAAAACTCCTCCAGGTTTAAATAATTCTATTCTTGCATCAATAGTCAAAGGTGATTTTGGAATTACATAACGATTCATAGCATTCACATTACCGGTAAGATTTATAAATTCGTGATTGCCTATACATAAAACAATACGACTTTTTTCGTTCATTTGTTGTGCTTGTTTATGCAGATGTGTTAAATAATTTAATATTATAAATTCATCAAGTAAATTTTCAATGTCTTTTAAACATGAGTTTTCAAAGTCGTCTTTACGATAATTATCAAATAAATCACCGGTTTGAACGACATATGTTGGCCGTTGTTCTATCCAATTACCACTAACATCAATCAGTTCTGCAGCATATAATATACCAACAAGTGCTTGTAAATCGCCGTGAATATCACCAAATGCTATTATTCGTGGTGGTGAAGTATTTAGTTCGTGAATATCTATTCTTGATAATTCGTCTTTTTCAAAGAGTGGAAGGAAAAATTCATCACTTGATTTTAAATTTTTTAAATTTAAAAGTGTAATTCCATACGTTTTGCGTACATTATTTATTATATCCGTTATTGTAGTAGGAAAATCCATTTTATATATAATAACAGATAAAATAAATATATCGTTTTTAAATACCATTATTAACCCTTACAGTGTTTTTAAGCAATTCTATGCTTTAGCAACGACTCCAGGAGTCGTCAAATCACTATAACGGTTAATTTATACTATATAACGTGTTGTATAAATTCTAAAATAACTGAAAATATGCATTTATATTTTGTTGTTGTATTTTCTTATTCGATTAGTTCTTGAACGTATTTTCCCACCATTTTTACTTTGTGTAGGTGATGAAGAGGAGTCTGGTACAAGTGATGACACAGCATCACCGCGTCTCTTAGACGAAGCTGTCTTTCGCTTTGGTGGTGAATTACTACGTCTCTTAGACGAAGCTGTTTTTCGCTTAGGTGAGGATGATGAGGATGAGGATGACTTTTCGCTACTGTGTGGAGAAAATACTCTATCAATTAATGCTTGTTTATTTTTAGGTGTTATCGTATCTTCATCTACAACAATAAATGAAATATTGTATAGATTATTGGAAAAATCACACGGTTTTCTATTTTTATTATTCCAACATCTACTCATCGCTGTATCTAATAATATAATTCGACCACTGGCACGTATAATAATTGGTGGTACATCAACTTCTTTGTTTGTTATTGTATGACCAACGATAACTTTTAATTCGTGTTCTGAGTCCAATCGGTGTAAGAAACTAATATATCCTGCTTCATTTGTATCTGTCATTTTACGATACCACGTTATAGATGAATACGTTTTATCCTCACCTGAATATATATTAGTTGATAACGTACTTGTTTGATTATTCAACCATTCATTTAGATGGTTATTATATGTTAGAATATCATTTAATAATGTAATATTTCCTTCATAAATACCACCGTGCATAAATAGATAATTACCAATTTTAACAATAACACGAAAAATAGAAGATAGTTTAGTAGCAAAAACTCCACCAGGTTTAAATAACTCTATTCTTTCATCGATAGTTAGCGGTGATTTTGGAATTACATATTCCATCATTCTCTTCCTATCACCTGTAAGATTTATAAATTCGTGATTGCCTATACATAAAACAATACGACTTTTTTCTTTCATTTGTTGTGCTTGTCTATTCAGGTGTGTTAAATAATTTAATATTATAAATTCGTCAAGTAAATTTTCAGGGTCTTTTAAACACGAGTTTTTAATTTCTGGTCGGTAATTATCAAATAAATCACCGGTTTGAACGACATATGTTGGCCGTTGTTCTATCCAATTACCACTAACATCAATCAGTTCTGCAGCATATAATATACCAACAAGTGATTGTAAATCACCGTGAATATCACCAAACGCAATTATTCTTGGTGGTGAAGCATTTGGTTCGTGAATATCTATTCTTGATAATTCATCTTTTTCAAAGAGTGGAAGGAAAAAATCATCATCGGGTTGTAAATTCTTTAAAATTTCAAGCGTGATTCCATATCGTGCACGTATAGTCGTTATTAGTTCCGTTATTATATGCATGTATATATTTATAAATACATATAATAAATATTTGATAGAAGTATTTAGTTGATAATATATATTTTGGTTGTTCTATCATCGTTAAAACAACCAAAATGAAGCATAAATAATGTAAAATAACCGACAATAAATATGTATATTTACGATTATTTTTGTATTATGTATGTATATTTACGATTATTTTTGTATTATGTATTTTGTTATTCTATTATTTCTTGAACGTATTCTCCCATCTTTTTTACTATGTGTAGATGAGGAGAACAAGTCTGGCACAAGCGATGTAGTAGCAGAACTACCACGCTTTTTTGATGATTTGATTTTTCGGTTCATAATACTTCGTTTTCCTCCAGCTTTTTCAACTTGATGTTTTTGTCTACTATTTCCACAGTAACTACACACATCGTAGTTTCTACCCCATATTCTTGTGTGGGCGATTTGTGTAGATATTTCACTATTTACTGGATAAAAATCATCACATGGTGGTGGCGTAATAGGTAAATCTAAAAGAGTAGGGAGCATTACACCATTTAGCCAATTATTTTCGTTTTCGTAGATTATTTTTTCATTTCTTTGCATTTTTTTCCATAATGGAGGCAGACTCCAATAATTAACTTGATTTTTATATTCTTCACATTCACGAGATAACGTTAGTATATCATCGACTTTAACATATCTGTCGCTTTCCACTGTGCGATCAAAACCAAATAATTTTTTTATTGTAATTGATCGTACTTTTAGCACATTTTGTTTAGCTGATAAAACAGTACCTTTCAATACGTTACCTTTGGTTTTAACTTTTGTTCTATCATTTGTATCTTTTTTCAATTTATAATATTTTTTAAAAAATACATCACAATTCATAATTTTTTCAGATGGTATAGCAACTTTATGTCGTTTAACATTACCTCTCCAACTTATCCAAGAAATATCACAAACAATTATATTATCCATATTTTAATATATATAATAGTAATTTATTTAATTGCTCCGTAATTCTTAATCGTATTTTTATAAATATTAGTGTTGTTATAATTATAAAAATTGAAAACAAAATAAAGAAATGCATATAATAAATAATTAATAGAAGCACCTAATTAATACTATATATATGTTCTGTTGTAGGAATTGTACTTTTATCAACTTTAAAACAATTCCAAATTGCGCGTTGAAATTGTGCAACAGGAACAGATTTAAAACATTCTTGTGCAATACGTTGATATAGTTCAAAATCCGCTTCTTCTTCTTTACCACCCAAATCGATGTAGATATTACTTCCATTACTGGTAGTTGTCCAATCCATTAATAATTTATGTATTTTTGATGTTTTATCGAAAATCATATTTTGGTCTAATAATTCATATGCCAATAATGCCAAATCAAACCCACAATTTGGTTTAATAGCTTTTTTTGATTTTGGCAGCGTAGATGGAAAACAGTACATTCCCTCACATTCAAAATTCGTATCATAACAAATATTATTCATATCGACACCATTCAATGTTAATGTTGCCCGATTCCAATCGATGATTTTAACCATTGTTCCATATGTGCGAACCCGGTAGAAAACGCCCTTGAAATGATAATTAATATATTCGTGTTTGGTTTTTTTAAACATGATATTCCCAAGATGTAAATCATTATGACACATATTCCAAAGAGATTGAACAACAGTTAAACTAACAATCGTTTGAAACAATATGGATAGAATATGAGATTCATATAATGTTTTGTCGAATTTATCACCGTGTTCTTCATATTTTTCAAACGATTCTTCTAAAAAGTCCTTAAAATCATAATCCATAACTTCGGTCGCCATCAATATAACCGGTAAGTCGCGAACTTGTACTTTATCTTTATCTTCTTTATTGATAATATTATAATTCGATGTTTTTTTACGTGAAAATTGCGACCGAAAATCGCGATATTCATTCGAATCACCAAACGTATATGTGAATTTATTAAAAAGCGTTGTAATTGACCCATAAAATAACGGGAAATGTGGAAGTATATTTGATTCAACAAGACGGCTGCACAGATAATTACACATAACATCAATATAAGATGGGTTTTTATACGAATAAATCATTTGGTTAAAGTTTTGACCGAATACATTTGGAAATCGTCCATCAAGTTGCTTATACATTCCAACCATATCGACATATAGTTCGTGTCCAATGAGAGGTAATTCTTTAATGAAACATTTACGTTTTAAATACTGGCTTCCCTTTTTAATTAAACTAAAATATATATTTCCGTGTTCAAATACTTTACATAAATGTTTGTAGATTCGAATGATTTGATATTTGTTATTTAATCGCGTATTTGCTGTCATATTGCGCGATATTAATAAACATGGATAATAATATAGACTTGCCGAACTAATTTTAAAGAATTTACTGGTGCTATCCAATAACCCATCCATAATTTTATCATCCATTTCACCTAAACTTATAATAGGGCGTTTCATCGATGGAAAAACAGTTAGATGTGGCTTGTCTATTTTTGCAGCTGCAGCATTTGATTTGGATTTGAGGGCTTTCATTCATATATACCTAATCATAGGCATCTTTATTTTAAATAAAAATATATTTTTATATAATATTATTTATTTATAATAATCGACTTAAATTCGATAATTGTGGTTGATTGGGGCTTGCTTCTTCTTGTAATCGAACATGCAGAAAATATATCGCATTAATATCTGTTTTTTTCTTTCTTTTCATTTCATTGATATATTTATCTGTTAGTTCTAACACAGCATTAAATATAAAATTTTTTCCAGTTAATCTTTCCTCTAGAATTAAATTAATTAATTTTTCGCGCATTTCATCATTCAATATAATACGATTATAACCAGTTATAGAATGATGATATTGTTTTTTATGTTCAACATTTTCTCTAAAACAAAATGGGTCGTATTTACATATATGCTTCTTTTTTTTACTACTTGAACTTCTTGGACTATGTGTTTTACTTCCTTTTCGTGATACGGCGGGCATTATATAATAAATATATATTAAAAATATAGCATAGTGTATGCTATATTATAATAGGATGGAAAAGGATACAAATAAGCTTATCATTCACTCAAATACATTTAGTGAAACAGCTGTTATTCATTCTGGGAAAAAAGAACTTCAAGAAAATCGGTTTTTTCAATTTTTGGATACGATTATGGGTGATCCAAAAACTCGTTCCTATATCGATGAATTTTTTGGAAATTGGGATGAAATTAAAACGGTTATGATGTTCATTAAAGTATATCAAGTTGTAGATAGTCAATTACTATCGAATGGCACACAATTCAAAAATCCGGAAACACGTCGTAGTTTTATTATTGGAATTGTTAAAGAATTGATAACGGATTCAAACTGTCGTCAGGAAATTATAGCAAATATGACACGATTTATGGAAAATGATTTTACACAATGTAATCTATTAATACAGTACAAAATAAAGTAAGAGACAAATACAATAAATTAAATTATACAATCACCATGTATATTTTATTTTATTTTTTAATTTTAATTATTTATACATATTTATTTAATCGAGTTCTTCAGGCCCTTCTCCTGATTGTGCGCCTGCTCCACCGCTTTGCATGTTTTTCATCATCTCTGCCATTTGGGCCATATCGGGCATGCTTCCAGCACCTCCAGCACCTCCCATATTTTTCATCATTTCCGCCATTTGGGCCATATCAGGCATTCCACCTGCACCTGCTTCAGCACCAGCACCGGGGGGGCCACCATTTGCCGCATACACGCGCTGAATAATAGGATGGTAGATTTGCTCGACTTCCTTTTGTTTGGCGTCATATTCTTCCTTTGAACGCGAATCAGTTTCTTGACCCAACCATTCAGTTGTTGTCGCACATAAGTCTTCCAACACTTTTTTGTCATCCTCTGTGAATTTCGAACTCAATTCTCCAGATGAAAATGCGCTTTTAATTTGATACACGAAATTTTCAAGTCCATTTCGCGATTCAATACGAGAACGAATACGTTCATCCTCATCCTTGAATTTCTCGGCTTCACGAACAAGACGCTCGATTTCATCCTTACTCAAACGAGATTTATCATTCGTAATTGTGATTTTCTCCGACTTGCCACTCGATTCTTCACGTGCCGTTACATTAAGGATACCGTTTGCATCAACATCCAAATCAACGATGATTTTAGGAACACCACGTGGGGCAGGGGGAAATCCACTCAAATCAAACTGACCGAGCAAATTATTGTCTTTGGTCATCTTGCGTTCGCCTTCAAAAATACGAATGGTGCATCCGGGTTGATTGTCTGCATACGTAGAAAAGGTTTCAGATTTCTTAACGGGAATTGTGCTTCCACGTGGAACAATGACGGTTGAAATTTGTCCAGCTGTTTCAATGGACAAAGAAAGAGGCGTAACATCCAAAAGAAGCAAATCTTTCGTTGCTTCAGATTTATCACCAATCAAAATAGCGGCTTGGATTGCTGCACCCACAGCAACGGCTTCATCTGGATTTACCGTGCGATTCAACTCCTTGTTATTAAAATACTGTGAAAGCATTTCTTGAACTTTGGGAATACGTGTAGAACCACCGACCAATACAATTTCATCCACTTGTGATTTAGAAATTTTGGCATCTTGTAGCACACGCGATACGGGGTCAATTGCCCGCTGGAAAATATCAGAGCACAAACTCTCAAATTTGGCACGCGAGATACTAAGATTGAAATCAATACCATCCGCCAAACTATCGACTTCAATCATTGTCGATTGAGAACTGGAAAGTGCCTTTTTCGCACGCTCACACGCAGTCAATAGACGACGTGATGCCTTCACGTTATCTTTTATATCAATTTTACTTTTCTTTTTAAACTCCTCCATACAATGTTTCAAAAGACGGTCATCCAAATCCGTTCCACCAAGATGAACATCACCACCGGTTGCTTTAACCTCAATCAATCCATCCGTACTAATTTCCAATAGTGAAACGTCGTGCGTGCCACCACCCATATCGAATACGAGGACATATTGATCACGAGTTGCCTTTTTGTCAAGATGGTATGCGATAGATGCCGCCGTAGGTTCATTAATAACACGAAGACAATTCATACCCGCAATTTCACACGCTGTTTTTGTAGCATCACGGCATTTATTATTGAAATAAGCTGGAACGGTAACAACAGCATCCGTTACTTTCTTACCAACAAACATTTCAGCAATTTCTTTCATTTTTGTCAAAATCATAGCACTAACCGCCTCGGGGTAAAAACTCTTCACACCTCCGTTATATTCAACTTCAATTTGTGGACGACCTGAACCATCATCTTTAACAGTATATGGAAGACGTTGGATATCATCTTTAAGTTGTGGGTCATCGAAATTACGTCCAATAATACGTTTTACATCAAATAATGTATTTTTAGGATTACTATTTGCACCGGATTTAGCAGCATCCCCCAATAAACGCTCCCCATCGGTTATCGAAAACCCAACCATCGATGGGGTAATACGATTACCTTGGTCATTTGGAATGACTTCCGCACGTCCGTTTTGGAATATGGCAACGCAACTCATACACGTTCCCAAATCAATACCAATAGCGATTCTTTCGCTTGCTGATGTCATGATGTTTGTTTATTATCTATTTCATATATATATCATATTCTTTAAGTATTTTTAAAAAAAAATTATCATATTATATATGGCACATAGTAAGAATTGTAAAAGACAAACCATTAATAATTTGAAAAAAAGTAGGAAATTTAAAAATTTAAATGGTGGAGAAGACGTTCGTGTAATTATTAAATCAAAGAAAGAGTATAGTAATCAAGAAATAACCAACGATTTTCAAAAAAAAGATTTTTTTGACGTTTCATTTGGTACATTCAATTATCGTATCGTATGGGATATATCATTTATGGATAACCTAAGAAATACTGGAAATTATAATTTCACTATATATGATAATAAAAGTAACCTTTTTACGTATAAACATATTACAAAGACGATACTATCTTTAATTCAAAAACTAGAGGATGAATTAATGTCTAAAAATTTAAATAAGCAAAAATGTTTAACTAAATTAATCGACGCACTTAACAAAAACTCTTTTTTTAAAAAAGAGAAACTATTTAGTCAATTATCATCTGCTTTAAAAACTCATTTGACAAGTATTAGTGCAATAAATGAGACCGAAATCAAGAATAATAGAAGTATCATAACAAATCGTATGAATAAATTAATTGTATGTACATTGAGAAAAGAATACAATGATATATTTGAAGAAATAATTAATGAAAAAAGTTCATTATCTGTGGAAGAAAAATCCTTTTTGATAAATCCTTCTAGTGTTCCACACGAAAAATATGAGAATATAAAAAGTTCATTAGAAAAGAAGAGGGTCACGTGTGAAGAAAAACCAATTAATAAGGGAGCAATAATAACTAAACAAGAAGGAAAAATTAAAGAATTACAAGATCAATTAACAGCTGCATTAGAAGCATTATCCGAAAAAGACACACAACCTAATGCTGAATCCAAGAAACATAACGCTGACGATTGTACTGAAGCTGTAAAGGACATATATGATGATCTATTTGATAACCATGCAACATTGATGGGAATTATAAATGCGTCGATTCCGAATAAACAACCCGACGTACAACCTACGCGCGAAAGTAGTGATAATACTAAAGCTCTAAAAGATGAATATAAAAAGAATTACCAGATTTTGGTCAGGGCTATAACTGAGCTTATTAAAAAACCAACTAGTGTCGAATATAAAAGTACACACACGAGCACTGATACAATAGAAGCAAATCAATGGAAATTGATGAGACCACATATTAAACGACTGACAGAATTATGTTCGACTCTGTACGACAAAGTGCAACATATACAATCAAATCAATATTCACAACAACCAAGTCATTCATCACACATAGGCAATCAACAAATACAAAATAGTATTCCTCGAGAAGTAATATCTATAGTTGACAGTATTAATCGATACATTAAAGATAATATACCACTACGAACGTATTAAGATATATAGATAATTTTTTAATTTATCTCATTTATTTGTCATTATAATATAGGACAATATATTCAAATTATCTACATATAAAAATTTGAATATATTTTTTGCGATTATAACATAATATGAAAGTAGATCTAAGCCACTCCTTACCAATCAAACCAAGCAATGTTCGCTACACCAGCTCATATCGAAAAAACAAATTGTTTCTTATGCGAACAAATTCACGTCGCATTAAAAACAATTTCTAACCACCCCACAATGCCACCTGAACAAATCAAACAGAAATCAACCGATTTGGCGTCGGTCAAATCCACAATTTTACTAACAGGGATGTTATTTGAATACGAATGCCTACAACGTATAGATGATGGTAGTTTCACTATGGATGATGAAACACTTCTCCGGTTTTTGTCGGTATATACCGACTTGTATGCGAAAATTAGCACAATATGTTCGTTCGTATAACGATTGAATTCGTATGTTGAATGTTTTTTATTTCAGTTGGACTTTTTTAGTAAATAACACAAAGTCAAGCAATATTTATTACTAAAGCATAAAATACTATAAGGGTTTCGATTTACTTTTTTATAAAGGTGGACCGATTTGATTGGTTTCAATATGTTTTTTTGTTTTTTTATGAGCGGTTAATGAATTCCTCGTCATTTTTGTTTCACAACACTCCACAATTTGTGATTTTCTTTCTTTTTGAACTTGTTTTCTATGCTGTCTTTCTTCTTCTGTTTCAAATTCTTTTTTCAGTAAATACAATTCATTTCTATGTTCTTTTACTTCAGGTCGATGATTATATTCGTTATTAGCTTGTTTCCCCTTTTCACTCTGGTTATAATTTCGTTTATGTTCTTTTCTTTTTTCAACATAGACCGGATTTGATTTTTGTATTTGATGTCGTTGAGTGAAATAAATGCGTTGTTTTTCTTTATTTTCTTCTCGCCATCTTTGCTGATTGATCATAATTCTTTCTTTGTTATCAAGTTTATATTTTTTATTCGTCACAATAAAGTCAGGATCGTTTTTGTGTATTTCATAGTATCGATTATGATATTCTTTTGATTCTTCTATTGAACGAATAGGAATTGTTTTATTTACACAATCTGTATTTTCTATCCATGCACGTTCTCTTATGAGTAAATCATTTTTTGATTTACTAACTACCCATTCGATAATTTCATGTGAAGAACAAATCCGCATTGATTTTGATGTGCTATAAATAAGAGCTGACCTGATATGACCATTTATTCTATAAGATATAGGACCCTTTGTTGAACCCACATAGACTCCCCCACCCTCTACATCATAAATTTTATATACACAACCAAATTCTATAGGAATCTCAATTATACAATTACTATTTGTTTGATTAGCATCGTCGTCTTCAGCATCATCATATTCTTCAAGATATTCTTCTATTTTCTCGTCATTCTTATTAACACAATCATTTTCAGAAATAAATCGTTGTTCTTGTTCAAATAATTTTTTTCTATCATCGTCATTATAAATTGGATGTATATCCAGAATATTCATTGTACATCGTTCATTTTTTTCCATTACATACGTGGATTCACACCATCGTTTTGATGGATTTTGTTTATATCCATTTGATCTGATACTAAGAGATGTCGACGTTTTACCAATATATGGATAGCTGTTTTCGCCGAGACTATAGATTATTCCAATAGAAGTAGGTTTTATAGGATTTACATTTATGGCATTTATTATCGATTGTATGTCGTGTTCATTCATTTGTTATAATCTAATAATGAAAATAGTATATTTCATATAAAATCAATTTTTTATTCCATTTTTGC